GAATATGAATGTTATGTCTCGTTTACTTCTATTGATTTAATTATGTAAAACCACTATCATTCTTCAAAAAAACGGTTAAAGATATGCGGGAGGTAGATGTGTTAGCAGAAGATATCATTATTTGCGCAATTAAAGATTTCGAATCCTTTTTTATCAAATCATATAATTTCAAAGTTAAGGTCAAAGTACGTTATGATAATAGCATCCTTCACGCATCTATTAAAGGCTTTGAAGATAAGTCATTTATTAGATTTTCAAGTGACCTTTGTTTAATGGAAATAAATAATAACGAAGACTTTATTTTTATACTTAATATAGTAGGACATGAGTTAGCTCATTATGTCAACCACCACAATTACTTAATTAAAGACACTTCAACAAATAGAATTTTAGAAGCATGGGCTGATAGATGCGGGGTCAAAATACTACTATGCACATTATTTAATGGCTATTACATAAAATCTCTTTATAGAAAAAAAGGTTACGATTCATCAATTGAAGGGTTAACAAAACTAATTGGAAAAGTGTTTTTCAAACTAGCAGATAATTTATTTAACATTAATTCAGAATATTATTACGAGCGGTTAATCAGAGTAATGCATTGCGTTGCGGGTGTAAATTCATATTTTGACGATGTATTTGGTAATAAAAATTTAGATCGAGCGTATGTAGTTATGCACAATATCTATATGAATTCAGGATTAACTAATTTAATTTCTGAGAATATATTATCAATCAGTCCGGATCTAGAAGAACTTCAAAAAATTCGACAAATTCATTACGATTTACAAAAAGACCAAAATTCAATCACACCCGGCATGAAAACTTTATATGAAAAATTCATAGGGACATCTTATTTTCCAAACGATAACCTCTCAGCCTTATCAAAAATAAACATGTTATATGATTATGCCTTGCAATCAAATAAACCTTCAAAATTTGGGCTTGCTAAAACTCTCTTTGGCAATAATAATCCATAAATTAACTAGCCCTCGTATTTCATTTAATCAAAAGTGAGTTGACGAATTTTATTTACGCTTTTGCGGGCTTCGTTGGTCCGCGAAGGCAAAATAGAATCACCAAGTATGTATAAAGCCATTATCCCCAAGCATTCTCAGGCTCGATGTCAAGTTATCCCTGTTCTTTGATCATTTCTTTTGCAACATCAACTGGCATTCGAACAACTGTAACGGAATCACGAATTGCCTCAACCTCTTGCTGAGTTAACGCTCTTCCGATTTCTCTTTCTTTACTCAAAAGAACCGCTACCAAAGAAGAAATAAAAATAATAGTCATTTTTTAATAGTATCCGATTTTCGGCGAGCTTCGATCATATGTACGTAAAATGAATGAAACTCTTCATTCTGGCTGACAACAAGCTCTGGAGGTAATGACTTTCTTTCCTTATCCCACTGACCAAGAACATCCTGACACTTATCGTATGCTTCATTAACTATCTCAATGGCGGGCCTATCCGTGTTGATGTACGGGATCGTATATTTATTGAGGCATACTGCTGTTGGTGGACCATAACTCTGCTCCTCAGCTAAAACAGGAGCAGCAAGAACCAAAAAAGCCATTGTTATCCATTTCATTTGTGATTCGCCTTCACCATTTCCATGTTACGTGGAAAGCTATTCCCGGGTAGTTCCACAATTTCACCGATAATACTGCAACCGAGAAAGGAAGTAATCTTGCACTGGGACAAATTTTCAAGGTTCAGTTTCACCGGTTCTATAAGCACCAAGCATATTTATACCCTTCCACAATTTTTCAAGCGCTCGTATTTCGCTTTCAAAAGCTCGACTGGTGTCGGCCCCTTCGGCGATACCGGTGCGGCCAGCGCCCGCCGTACAGGCGGGATCGGCTTCCCGGCAAGCACCCGCTTTTCCCACATATCCAGAATATCGCTGGCTTCATGCTCGAGTTCTTTGTGGCACAGTTGGCCATCAGTTCCGCGGCGACGTAGCTCGAGGCAGATGTGGTAATAAACCGGCTTCGGCCAGGGATACTGTTCACTGCTCGGGTAACGGAACACTAGCTTGCGCCATTTCCAGTATTCTGCCATCACGTCAGCAGTAGTGATCCCCAGCACGCAGTGCCCTTCCCTGCACCACTTGATGAACTGGCCAGGTGACGGCAGGAATGGACGCTCCTGTCGCCGAACCACTCGCATACCGGCCTCGACCTGCTCCATGCTGGTTATCCCATTTTCTTTGAAGGCTAGCACCCACTGGCGGCGGATCTCGTTCACGTCTTCCTGACTACGATTGACCAGGCTTGCCGGGAACGCGGCGGCCAGTTGTACGAAAAGCCCGTTGATAATCTGAGCCACCTGCTGCGTTTGTTCGCGCTCGGTGTACTGTTCAGGCAGGTTGTGCGCCACGCGGCGAGCCTGTTCCCGGTCAAAATTGCGAATGCTCTCGGCAAGATTTTTCATTCCAGCCCCCCGTCAATCCAATCGGTGTTATGCAGGTCGATGCCGCCCCGCGAAGGTTTTGCCGTTCCGGTTGCGCGCAGCCGTTTGGTGGTGAGCTGATCCCACTGTTTGCGCAGGCTCGAAGGGCTCAGGATGTTGTCTTGCCAGAACTCATCCCGGTTGGCCCACTGGAACAGGTCACAGATTTCGTAGTGAGTGCGCTTGTCCTGGACACGCATCAGCCTGATGGTGTTTGCCCATTCAGCCCAGTTGGGTTCGGATAGCGATGCGTTGACGGTGAGAAGCCTTTCGTAAATCCAGCGAGCGGCCTTGAGGTCGTCAGCGGATCCCCATGATTTACCTGCCGGGGTATATATCCCGGCGGCTGCTTCTGGATGGCGTGAGAGAAACTTTTGAGTTTTCTGGTTTCGGGATTCGTCAGAATTCCGAGACGAGGATATTTTAATATTGTTTTTGTTATAGTCTTGGGTGTCTACCGTTTCCGGGAAGGTTTTTCCCGTTTTCGGTAACACTTTTCCCGATTTCGGGAAGGTTTTTCCCGTTTTCGGTTTGTCTAAAATCCAGGCTGAAAGGTCAGTATTTATACCGACCGTTTTCATCACGCCCTGCTTCTGACTGAAGATAATTTTGCGTTCTGCGAGTGATTTGAGCGCATCAGAAACATGCGAATCACTCAACCCTGTAAGCTCGGCTATCACTGTGTTCGTTACGCGGTCCTGCTTCTTGTTCCAGCCGTAGGTAAGCCAGATCACCGCTTCAAAACACTGCCACTCCCGGCCTGACATTCTCAGACGAGGCTTGAGCTGTTGAATCTCGTTAGCGACCTTGGTATACCCGTTCGACAGGTCGGCCATACGACCTCCCGGTTGTTCGGTTCTGTGGGGGAAATTGATAATCTCAGCTGTGTTTGACATACTTAGCTCCGCATTTGCCTAACAACTGATGCGTAAGAAAGTCGGTTCTGTTCGCGCAGACCGGCTTTCGCCATTTTTGAAGTCTTCACATAGCCCCCAGCATGGTTGTTACCATCGCCAACAACGGCGCCGTAAGGTCCGGATCGACTCTGAACATTTCGAAAATCCCCTCGCCTACCTCCTTCAGCTTTTCCTTCTTCGGCGCATCGAGCATCAGAGCTTGCTTCGCCTCACTCACCTCTTTATCCAACCTGGCCATTCGGTAGGCAAACGAGTCGTTTTTAACGACACGGTCGCGGTATCGGAGCGGTAATACAGACATTATCGCTGGAACCAACAGCTCTACGTTCCTACGGTAAGATGCAGAATCTTCTTTATTGTCCAGCCAACGGAACAGCTTCACGTTCCAGACATCGGCCTGGCCTGAGAAATCCACGCTCTCAATTTGGAGTTCTTGCGCCGCTGCTTGGATTTGAAGAGCAACAGCTACGCGCCCTTCTGCCGCTGCCCAGGCTCGGACTGCAGAGCAGATATCGCGATGATCAATATCCTGCGCTGCCGAATCGCTTCGATGACACGGGAATATCAGTGGATTAGAGGAAGCTCTGCTACTCTGTTGAAATGAAACAGTTTGCATAATTAAGGCTCCTGTTTAGGTAAACCGTCGGTTGGATTTGGGTAGAGATCTGGGCGTAGTTCATGTGGAGTTACGCCGGTAACCCCATAAATCTGCAAAACTCGATCTGCCGGGACGACGCCCTGATATCGATTTCGCCAATGACTAACAGTCATGGCGCTTACGGTTAGCAGTTGGGCTAAGCGCGTGGCAGTTCCTGCTTTGGTAATTGCTTTATCAATTGCTTTCATAAAT